CCATGGGGGGTGGGGTGGGTATATAATATACTGATTGCACAAAATGGAGAGATTCTAGTGTAAACTAGATAGAGTCGCCCCAGCTTTAGAGATTCGCTAGAGAGAATATAGTCTGCTATATTGCTGGACTGCCCCAGATAGATATATATGCTTTTCCCCCTGGAGGGTATAATTAGATTATACAGCGATATTGGAAATTGTCAACGCTAAATAAAAATATTTTAATGTTGTCAACTAGCTGTAAACTTGTTATAATAAAAACATGGTACAAAATTATTTACCCTCATTAGATGGAAAGAGAAAACTTACAGAGCAACAGGAAAAGTTTCTAGACGCACTAGGGTCTGAAGCTAAAGGTGATATAAACAAAGCATTAGAATTAGCTGGGTATCAGCCAGGAGCATCTTATTCAGTAATCAATAGTTTAAAAGATGAAATAATAGATGTCGCCACAAAGATTCTTGCAAAGTCTGCACCACAAGCTTCAAACAAATTAGTAGAAATATTAAATAGTGATGACCCTATACCTCAAGTCAATGCAAAGTTACAAGCAGCCCAAACATTGTTAGATAGAGTTGGTGTTGCTAAAAGAGATAAGCTTGATGTTACTCATTCTTCTGATAGTGGTATATTTATATTACCTGAAAAGAAACCAATTATAGAAGCAGAAGATGTGGAGGTTGTAGATGAAACGAAGAAGTAGTTCTACTATACCTTTTGGTTATAAATTATCTGATGATAATAAAACATTAGTACAAGTTGATAAAGAAGTATCAGCTTTAAATGAGATTAAAGATGGTGTTAGAGCTGGGGCGTTCTCGTTAAGAGGTGCTGTAGAAATATTAGAACATCAAACTGGTCGTAAGTTATCTGCAATGGGATTAAAGAAAATCATTGATAAAGATAAAAACGAAAAACCAAACGGATTGTTAAGTAGAGATGACAAGACAGTATAATTATAGCATTGACCAGAAAGCTAAGATGGCTGCTCGTAAAGCTGTCAAAGAAAAAGAACGAGAAATTAAAAGACTTAAAAAGAATTTAGAGAATAAAACAACTAGACTTAAAGCTAAGAAAGAAGCTTTGGGAGTTGTACAAAGAGCTGAGAATGATACAGTATCTAAAAAAGGTACTGTTATGAATGAAAAGCAATATAATAGTTTACCTAATAAAGTAAAAGAATTATTAGATGAAGAAAAAGATAGAATAGTATTTAAACCTAATGTAGGTCCACAAACAGAATTTTTAGCTGCAGGAGAGCAAGATGTTCTTTATGGTGGAGCTGCAGGTGGTGGTAAATCCTACGCTATGTTAGTTGACCCATTAAGACATATGCACATAAAAGAGCATAGAGCTTTATTATTAAGGAAGTCTATGCCTGAGTTAAGAGAGTTAATAGATAAATCTAGAGAGCTATATCCTAAAGCATTTAAAGGTGCTAAGTTTAGAGAAGTAGAAAAGATTTGGAGATTTCCTTCAGGTGCATCATTGGAGTTTGGATATCTGGACAGAGATGCTGATGTTTATAGATACCAAGGTCAATCTTATACATGGATAGGGATTGATGAATTAACTCAATATCCAACAGAGTTTCCTCTTCAATATTTGCAATCACGATTGAGAACAACAAATAAAAATATACAATGCTACATTCGGTGTACTGCAAACCCTGGAGGAGTTGGAGGGAGTTGGGTTAGAAAAAGGTATCTAGACCCAGCACCTCCGAATACAAGTTTTTTTGGAGAAGATAAAATATCTAGAAAGTTTATACCAGCTAGATTAGAAGATAACCCTTTCTTAGCTGAAGATGGTAAGTATGAACAAATGTTACAATCTTTACCACCTGTACAAAAGAAACAATTACTAGAAGGTAACTGGGATGTTTCTGAAGGTGCAGCATTTGTAGAGTTTGATTATGATACACATTGTATAGACCCATATGAATTACCTAAAAGATGGGAACGATTTAAAGGTATTGACTATGGCTATGCATCTGAGTCTGCAGTTATATGGGCTGCATTAGACCCACAAGATGATACACTAATTATTTATAGGGAGTTGTATCAAAAAGGATTAACTGGTGAAGACTTAGCAAAGAAAATTTTTGAATATGAAAGAGAAGATAAACTATCTGTAAGTGGAGTGTTAGATAGTGCAGCTTGGGCAAGGACTGGTTCAACAGGACCAACAGTAGGAGAAGCATTAACAACTGCTGGACATAAACTTAGAAGAGCTGATAAAAATAGAATACAAGGAAAGATACAAGTACACGAAAGGTTGAAGTTAAATGGCAAAGGTAGACCAAGATTACAAATATTTAAATCTTGTCCTAACTTAATAAAGGAACTACAAGCAATACCTGTAGACCCTAATAAACCTGAAGATGTAGACACTAAAGCTCAAGACCATGCATATGATGCATTAAGATATTTAATTATGTCTAGACCTAGAACAATTAGTTCTTATGAGCATATGCAACAAATAAAAAAGTGGACTCCATCTGACCCAACATTTGGATATTAATATGAAAGATACAATATTAAAAAGTTTAAAGAGACACGCAGAAGGACATATAGAAAAACATTGTGCTAACATTGAAATCTATTTAAATAATCCTGTAGGTATAGGAGACCATTCTGATGTTTTAGAAGCAATTGAAAAAGAATTAGAAATGATTGCTAAATACGAAGACGAAATAAATATATTAAGAAAATATTTTTAATGCCTTTGTATACCTTTAAAAATTTAGAGACTGATGAAGTCTATGATAAAATTTTAACATATGATGAATTACAAGAGTATGTTAAACAAGAGAATATCGAACAAGTATTTAAATTAAATATAACTAGATATTCTGACAACAATGGTGCTAAAGACCAGTTTACTGAATGGGCTAGAGACTCTAAAGTAGATGGTCAAGGTGGATTTAAAACATATGGTAAGGCGAGGACAGACTATGACAAGAAACAGGATGATAAAGAAAAAAATAAAAATTAATACAAGAGCTAAAAGAGAAATAGATAAATATCCTTTAGTAGCTGTCTACTGGTTGGATATTTGCTCTGATGCAAGTTGGCAGTCTATAGAGTCTTGTAAAAAATCAAAGCTTCCTGTTTGTGTTACTAAAGGTCATCTACTTACTCAAAGGGGTGGTATTACTAGGATATTTGGAGATTATTCTTTAGCAGATGAAGAAACAGGTAAGATTGATGAGATAGGTAATTCAACTATTATACCTAACACAGTCATAGTTGAAATCAAGAAAATAGTTGACAAAGGCAAATAAATAGTGTATGATTACAGGTAGAGGGAATTATTTATGGATTATAATAACATGAATACTTCTGTTGATGATAAGCGAGAAGATAAGATAGAACCATTAGTAGCTGAGATTAATTATAAATTTAAAGCTGCATCTGATAAAAGACAAGATGATGAAGACAGATGGTTACAAGCATATCACAACTACAGAGGTAAATATTATAAAAATATTCAGTTTACTGAAAGAGAAAAATCTAGAGTATTTGTCAAAGTAACTAAGACTAAAGTTTTAGCTGCTTATGGACAAATCATAGATGTTCTTTTTGGTACAGGTAAGTTTCCATTAATAATTCAAGAAACAAAAGTTCCAGAAGGTATATCAGAATATGCTCATTTGAATCCTATGAAAGAACAAATGGGTGATGAGAATATGCAACCTACTCCAGGTATAGAAGGTAACATGGATTATGTTCCTGGACAACAAATGGATATGGAGCAAGGTGGTTTAGGTTTTCCTGGTGATGGTAAAGACTTACCTCCTGGTGCAACATTTGATTCTATTAATGAAAACTTTTTAGGTGGCTTAAAAGAAAAATATGAGGAAGCAGAATTATCAGAAGGTCCTGCACCAATGCCTGATATGCCACAAATTAAACCTGCACAAATTGCAGCTAGACAATTACAAAAATTAATTGAAGACCAACTAGAAGAATCAAATGCAAATATTATTTTAAGAAATGCAATATTTGAATCTTGTTTATTAGGAACAGGATTAATAAAAGGTCCTTTTACATTTAATAAAACTTTACATAAATATAATTTATCTGGTAATGGTAATGCAAGAGAATATGCACCAGAGTTTGTTAAAGTTCCAAGAATAGAATTTTGTAGTGTTTGGGATTTTTATCCAGACCCAAATGCTAGAAGCATGGAAGAATGTGAATATGTAATTCACAGACATAGATTAAATAGAAATCAATTTAGAGATTTAATTAATAGACCATTCTTTTCAAAAGAAAAAATTGAAGAGTGTTTAGCTATGGGTGGTAACTATACTAAACAAGATTGGGAAACAGATTTAGATTTAGAAAATAATACTTATGGCGATATAGAAAAAAACCGATATGAAGTTTTAGAATATTGGGGAACTATAGATGCTATGACTGCAAGAGAATATAATCTTGACATAGATGAGGGTATTGAAGATTTATCTGAAATCCAAGTTAATATTTGGACAGTAAGAGGTAAAGTAATTAGAATTGTAGAAAATCCATTTAAACCATTTAGAATACCATACCAAGCTTTTTCTTATGAAAAAAATCCATATCAATTTTTTGGTATAGGTGTTCCAGAAAATATGGATGATGCTCAAGCTATTATGAATGGTCATGCAAGAATGGCTATTGATAATTTAGCATTAGCAGGTAATTTAGTATTTGATATTGATGAATCAGCTTTAGTTAATAATCAAAGCATGGAAGTATTTCCAGGTAAGATTTTTAAAAGACAAGCTGGTGTTCCTGGTCAAGCAATATATGGAATTAAGTTTCCAAATACTGCTCCAGAAAATATGCAGATGTTTGATAAGTTCAGACAACTTGCAGATGAATCTACAGGTATACCATCTTATTCACATGGTCAAACTGGAGTACAGAGTATGACAAGAACAGCATCAGGTATGTCTATGCTTATGGGTGCTGCATCTTTAAATATAAAAACAGTTATAAAAAATATAGATGATAGTTTAATTAAACCTTTAGGACAATCTATGTTCCAATGGAATATGCAATTCTATGAAGGTGAATTACCTATCTTAGGTGATTTTGAAATTAAAGCAACAGGTAGTTCTTCTTTGATGAGAAAAGAAGTTAGAAGTCAAAGATTAACAATGTTCTTACAAACAATTCAAAATCCACAAATAGCTCCATTTGTTAGAATATCAGAAGTTATAAAAGAGTTAGCATACTCATTAGATTTAGACCCTGAAGAAATATTAAATTCTAAAGATGAAGCAGAAATTCATGCAAAAATTATAGGACTACAAAATGTTAACCAAAGAACTAGCCAACAAGCTATTGACCCTAGTCAACTCGGACCAATGGAAGAATCTGGAGGAGTACCTCAACAGAGTCCAGCAGCAGACAACACAGGAAATGGCGAAATCCCAGAACCTGCAGCTAATCCACCAATGCCAGGGCAGATGGAATTTACTGGAACGACTGAAGAACCTGCCTAATCAGGTAAGAGACTTAAAAAATAAAAGTGTTGACGAATAACACTTCTATTGTTATAATACAAATTAAGGGTAAGAAAAATGTATCATAGTAAGAAAAATAAACAAATCAATATGGCTACTGGTGGACTTATGTCTATGCCACCTTTTATTAAAAAATCTGAAGAAGAAAAAGATAAGGGTATTACTCCATATGATGTTAATACACCTAAAGAAGCTAGACAAGGTTTACCTTCAAGATTAGTAGCACCATCTAGAACTAGATTTGAATCAGGAGATAGTACAGATTTATCTAAAAATCCAAACTATAAAGGTTGGAAAAAAATTTATGAAAAAAATCCTGATGTAGCAAAAATGAATGATAATCATTCTACATATTTAAATTTTTATAAATCTCAAGATAAAGATAAAAAAGCATATGGTGGTTTAATGAGAAAAAAATATAATAAAGGAGATATTTTAGATTTAGATGGTAGTGGAGATACTACTATGAAAGATGTATTAATTGGTAGAGGTGTTTTAGATGCAGATGGTAATATGATTTCAAAAAATAAAAAAGCTTATGGAGGTTTAATGAAAAGAAAAAAATATAACAAAGGTGATATATTAGATAAGGATGATTTTCCTGTACTAGATGAAGAAACTTTTGAACCTGCAAATATTGAAGACTTATTACCTAAACCGACAGGAACTAGCAAAGCTATTATTGATAATCAAATTGATAAACAAATTGAAAAATTAGAAGCTAGAAAAGAATTAACTGATGATATTGATGAAGAACAAAAACTTAATAATCAAATTGCAAAATTAGAATCAATGAAATCAAGAAAAACTGCAGCAACAGGTGGTTTATTAAAAATGTCAATTGGTGGTGAAGCAGCAACTTCTGAAAGATATGACAGAAGAAGAGATTATCAAGCTTACCAAGAAGGTGATATTGTTGAAGATGAAACATTAATGTCTCCTCCAGAAATGAATCCAAATATAGAAATGGATGAAATGGAAGATGAAGATATGGGAGATATGGATGGAGTAGTTGATACATCAGCTTTATCAGAAGAAGAAGAAAGAGTTTTAGATGATGCAGTTGAAGCATATCCAGAACTAGAAGCTATTATACCAAAAATAACAGCAACAGAATTTACAGAGGATGGAGAAGTAGAAGGACCAGGAACAGGAACTTCCGATTCTATCCCAGCACTTTTATCAGATGGTGAATTTGTATTTACAGCAAAAGCAGTAAAAAATATTGGTGTAGACAAATTAAGAAAAATGATGAAAGATGCTGAAGCTGCATATGATGCAGGAATGCAAAGCCAAGAAGCAGATGCTGAAATGGCTGATATGCAAGAATAACAGAATTTACAGAGAGAGGTAACTCTGTGGATAAACAAGCTACCTTCTAGAAATAGAAGCCCTTGTAGTTTTGTTTTTTAACCAAACACCTACCTTAGCTACCTTCAGTTAAGAAGCCCTAAAGGAGGACACAATGAGTGAAAAAAACAAAGAAGGAACTAACGAAGCCCAAGCAAATCCTTACAACATGAAGAAGTCTTGGCATACCGAAAGTGTAATGCCAACTGACCTTCAAAATGCTGATAGTGGATTGTTTGTGCCAAACCCTGATAGAAATAAGGTAGAGTCATCTGCTACTACTCAAAAGAGTAACCCAGAAGATTCAAATCAAGTTTCTACAGCAACTATGGATAAGGTCCAAGAGTCTGCATTAAATGTAGAGTCTAACCCTTATAACAAAGTTGACTACAAAAAAAGATATGACGACCTAAAACGATATTATGATAGGAAGTTAGGTGAGTGGAATAGCAAGGAAAGCGACCTCAAGACTCAGTTAAGAGAGAACAGACCTAAATATACACCACCAAAATCTAAAGAAGAGCTAGACTCTTTTAAGAAAGACTATCCTGACATATATGGAGTTGTGGAAACTGTATCTCACTTGCAATCTGAAAGTCAGATGCAAACTTTACAAGAAGAGGTTGACTCTTTGAAAAAGCAAAATAATGCTTTAGCTCAAAGAGAAGCTCAATTAGAGTTAGCGAGAATACATCCAGATTATAATAATATAAAAGAATCTGATGATTTTCATAACTGGGCAGACTCACAACCCATGGAAATTAAATCATGGATTTATGAGAACAACTCAGATGGTAAACTTGCTGCAAGAGCAGTTGACTTATATAAGAAGGACCGAGGATTGGGATTAGATAAAAAAACTGAAACGAAACCTGTTCAGAAGAATGAAGGAGCAGACTTGTTAGTTAAAACTAACGAACAAGTACAAATCCCTCGAACTAATGAATCGGTATACAATCGTGATGACATTGCTAAAATGTCAGACGAAGAGTTTATGCAGTATGAAAAAGATATTGTTAAAGCTCAAAGAGAGGGAAGAATTAAATAATTTTTTCTTTTCGTTTTTTTAATAACCAATAACAAAGAGAGGAGTAAATCATGGCAAAATTTGCTGGTGGTTCAACTTATAACTTTGATTTATCTACATCAGGGCAAACTAATGGGTTCTTTATCCCTGAGATATATTCAAAGAAAGTACAAATAGCTCTTAGAAAAGCTGCTGTATCAGAAGCAGTTTGTAACACCGACTATATGGGTGAAATTGCAAACTTCGGAGATACTGTCAACATTATCAAAGAGCCACAAATAACTGTAAATGATTACACTAGAGGATTAAGTGTATCATCTACAAACTTAACAGACCAAGAGCTTGTTCTTACAATTGACCAAGCGAAATCATTTTCTTTCAAATTAGACGATTTAGAAAGAAGATTTTCTCATGTCAATTTCCAAGCGATTGCTTCAGACAACGCTGCGTACAAACTAAAAGATGCAATGGATAGTAATATCCTAACAGCTATTAGTGCAGGTGCTGCTGTAACGACTGGAATGGGAACAACTTCAACTCCGATTGATATCGGATTTGCTTCTGGTGAGGTAGACCCTCTAAATCAAATGGCACTTGCTGCTAAAGAATTAGATGTCAACTCAGTACCAGAAGAAGGTAGATGGTTCGTAGCTCACCCTGAGTTTTACAATGTACTATCAAACACAGCTTCTAAATTGTTAACTGTAGACTTCAACGCAGGTCAAGGTTCAATTAGAAATGGTTTGGTTGCATCTGGACAACTTAGAGGTTTCTCTATGTACAAATCTACAAATGTACCAACTAACGACTTATCTGGTGCTTCACCTGCTGGTTCAGCAACTGCACCTGAAGCTTTATTCGGTCATGTAAGTGCAACTTCGGCTGCATCTGCAATGAATAAAGTAGAGACTGTTAGAGATACATCTTCTTTTGCAGATATCGTAAGAGGACTAATGGTTTGGGGTAGAAAAGTACTAAGAACTGACGCTGTTGGAAAAATCATATATGTGATTGACTAATAGTTTAGTCTTAGTTTACTTTAAACTATATTTAGTAGGGGGTTGAAATATATCCCCTACTATTAAACAGGAGAGAAATTATGGAAAATTTTAAAAATAAAATTAAAGAAAAACTAAAATGTATTCCAGAAGATGCAAAACATTTATGGGAAAACCATAAAATAATTTGTATATCTGCTGCAATCATTGTAGTTATAGCAATAATTATACTTTAAGAAAGGAAATAAAATGCCTGGATATGGAATGAAAAAAAAGCCAATGAAAATGAAACATGGTGGTAAAGCTATGAAACCTAAAAAGAAAATGATGGGTCATGGTGGCATGATGTATGGCAAAAAAAATAAAAAGAAAAAGTAATTAAGGATTAATAATGGGATTATTATCATCACCTGCTTGGACTCGTAAAGAAGGTAAAAATCCTAAAGGTGGCTTAAACGCTAAAGGTAGAGCTTCTTATAATAAGGGTCGTACCAAAACAGGTAAAAAAAGAAACTTAAAACCACCTGCACCTAATCCAAAAACAAAAAAAGATAAAGCAAGAAGAAAAAGTTTTTGTGCAAGAATGCGTGGGATGAAAAAGAAACTTACTTCTAAAAAAACTGCGAGAGACCCTAATTCAAGAATTAATAAATCATTAAGAGCATGGAATTGTTAAATGGCTAAAACATACTTATCAATCGTAAACGAATTACTTGTAGAAATAAATGAACCTGAATTGACTGGTGTATCTAGTGCAGTAGGTATTCAAAAACAAGTAAGCAATTGTGTTAACAGAGCTTACTTTGATATAGTAGATGCAGTTGATAATTGGGCATGGCTTTCAACTAACACACCTCAAAACGAATATTATGGAAATACATTTGTAGAAACAGTACAAGGTACTAGATGGTATCTTTTAAAAACTGGTTCTGCAAATATAGATTCTGATTATGATGCAGTTGATTGGGATAGATTTACTGCTACTACAGAAGGTGTTTCAGGAAAATCAGCTCCACATACAATTAACAAATTAAGTTTTGTTACATTAGATGTTTGGAGAAATACATATGCAAGAACAGAAGAGTTAGATAAATCTAGTAGTTCACCTGCTTATGGTGTACCATTAAGAGTTATTAGAAGTTCAGATGGTAGAAGATTTGGTTTATCACCTATACCTGATGATGTATATAGAATTTATTTTAATGCATATAATAGACCTTCAGCTTTATCTGCAGATTCAGATGAAGTATTATTTCCAGAACAATACAAACCTGTATTATTAGCAAGAGCAAGATATTACATTTACCAATTTAAAGATAACATTGCACAATCACAATTAGCTTTGGATGAATATAAAAAAGGACTACAAACAATGTCTGATAAATTAAATTCACCACAACCTAAATATATGACTGATGTAAGGTTTACTTATTTATTACCATAAGGAAAATAAATGGCAACACAAGGAGCATCCATTACAGTACAAGGTGGATTAGATTTAGTATCTAGTTCTCATGCATTATTTAGAACGCCAGGTGCAGCTACTAAATTACAAAACTTTGAATCATCTACTACAGGTGGTTATAGAAGAATAAGTGGTTATCAAAAATTTGGTGGTGCTAGTTCAGTTATTCCTTCAGGTACAAGTACAGATTCTATTGAAGGATTATTTCCATATGCAAATGGAGTTTTAGTTTGTCAAGGAGATAATATTTATTGGAGTACAACAGGTACAAGTTATACTCAAATAAATAAAGATACTTATAAAACTAAAACAGGAACAGTTTCTGTAACAGCAGGTAGTGCTACAGTAACTGGAAGTGGTACAGCTTTTACAACAGAGTTTGCTGCTAATGATAGAATACAAATTAATAATGTTAATTATAGAGTATTATCTATAACAAGTGATACAGTATTAACTTTAGATTTTAATGTAGTATCAAGTGTAAGTGGACAAGCTGTTAAAAAAAGTGGTATGTCTTCATCAGATTTATCTAGTGCAACAGTAGTAACTAGAACAAATCAAAGTAATTGTCAATTTGTTAATTATGAATCTGAAGGTACTTATGGTACTGTTTATATTACAGATGGTGCTAATAAAATAGCAGAATTTCAAATAACAGTAGTTGGTGGTTCTAATGTATTTCATTTTGAAACTTTAGAGAGGTCAACACCTGTTAATCCTAAAAGAGCTACAATATTTTCTGAAAGATTAATAGTAGCTGGACAATCAGATTCAGATAGTACAGTTGCATATAGTACAAGATTAAAACCATATGATTTTACTGGTGCTTCTGCAGGTACAATAGATACTGGTGATGTTATAGTAGGTATAAAAGTATTTAGAAATAGCTTAGTAGTATTCTGTAAAAATAGTATATTTGAGTTGACAAACCTAGATTCTACCCCTATACTTAAATCAGTAACCAAAAATATCGGTTGTGTAGATGGTAACACAATTCAAGAGATAGGTGGAGATTTAGTATTTTTAGCACCAGATGGATTAAGAACAGTTGCTGGTACGGCTAGAATTGGTGATGTTGAGTTAAGTTCTATTAGTAGAAAAATATTACCAGTAATAAATACTTTATTAGATAATATAGCTAGTTATACAATATCTAGTATGGTTATTAGAGAAAGAAGTCAATATAGATTATTTTATTTTCAATCTGGACAAGCAGCTTCTTCTCAAAAAGGAATTATAGGAACTTTTAAATTTGATGCTAATGGAGTACCTGCATTTGAATGGAGTGAAACATTAGGAATGGAAATTAAAAGATGTACTTCAGATTTAAATAATAATAATGAAGAAGTACAATTTGGTGCAAATGAAAGTGGTTATGTGTATCAATTAGATACTGGTAACAATTTTGATGGTTCTAATATAGATGCACAATTTCAAACACCAGATATGGATTATGGTGATAATGGTTTAAGAAAAAGTTTGTATGCAGTAAAAGCAAACATTGAACCAGAAGGAACAAATAATAATTTAAAATTAAGAATTAGATATGATTTTGAATCTACAGAAGTTCCACAACCATCTGATTTTGATGTTGGAAATTTAAGTAGTGCTGCAATTTTTGGTGCATCATCTTCAGTATTTGGTACATCAGTATTTGGAGCAGTTGTACTACCAAGTAAAAGAGTTATAGTAACAGGTAGTGGATTTTCTAATAACTTTAAATTTTCTACTGATGATACAGATGCTTCATATTCAGTTAATGGAATGTTTGTATCATTTATAGCAGGAGGAAGAAGATAATATTATGGCAGGATATACAAGACAACGAACAATAACAGATGGTAATACTATTGCTGCAGATTTATTTAATGGTGAATATAACCAAATAGTAAATGCATTTAGTAATACAACTGGACACAAACATGATGGAACAGCAGCAGAAGGTCCAGTCATAGGATTAATTGGAGATGCAGGTTTAGCAACTCCTTTAAATAAAATTATAGTAGATACTACTAATGACCATTTAGAATTTTATGTAGATGTAAGTGGTTCAGCAGTAGAACAATTAAAAATTCAAGATGGTGCAATAGTTCCTGTAACTGATAATGATATAGATTTAGGAACATCATCTTTAGAATTTAAAGATGCATACTTTGATGGTAATGTAACTTTAGATGGTTTAGTAATAGGTTCAGCTACAGCAATTACAGATGTTGACACAGATTTAACATCTGTTTCTTCAAGTGATGATACAGTAGCTAGTGCTAAAGCAATTAAAACTTATGTTGATGCACAAGTTACAGCTAGTGATTTAGATTTTTCTGGTGATACTGGTGGTTCTCAATCAATTGATTTAGATTCACAATCATTAACATTAACTGGTGGAACTGGTATTGATACTACAGGTTCTGCACAGACAATGACATTTGCAATTGATTCTACAGTTGCAACATTAACAGGTTCTCAAGCATTAACAAATAAAACTATTGATGTAGATAGTAATACAGTATCTAACATTGAAGTTGATAATTTAAAATCTGGAGTATTAGATACAGATATAACTTCAGTATCTGCTTCAGATGATACTCTTGCTTCTGCAAAAGCTATTAAAACTTATGTAGATACTCAAGTTGCAACAGTACCAACAGGAGATATTACTTCAGTTGTTGCAGGTTCTGGTTTAACTGGTGGTGGTACATCTGGTGATGTAACATTAAATGTTATAGGTGGAACAGGTATTGATGCTAATGCAAATGATATTGCTATTGATTCTACAGTAGCTACACTTACAGGTTCTCAAACATTTACAAATAAAACTATAGATGCAAATGGTACTGGAAATAGTATTACAAATTTAGAAGTTGCAGATTTAGCATCAGGTGTTTTAGATACAGATTTAACTAGCGTATCTGCTAGTGATGATACTTTAGCTTCAGCAAAAGCTATTAAGACTTATGTTGATAATAATGTTTCAAGTGTATCAGCATCTAGCACAACTACATTTACAAATAAAACTATAGATGTAGATGCAACTGGTAACTCAATTACTAATTTAGCTAATGCAAATATTAAATCAGCAGCAGCTATTGATGCTACTAAAATAGCAGATGGTAGTGTTACAAGTGCAGAGTTTCAATATATTGGTGGATTAACATCAGATGCTCAAACTCAAATTGATGCTAAACAAGCAACTATTGATTCATCTAATAGATTAAATGCAAATTTAATTAATGATGGTTCAGTAGATAATACAGAATTTAATTATTTGGATGGTGTAACTTCAGCTATCCAAACTCAAATTGATAGTAAACAAGCTACAATAGATTCTAGTAATAGATTAAATGCTAATCTAATACATGATGGAACTGTAGATAATACTGAATTTGGTTATTTAAATGGAGTAACAAGTGGTATTCAGACACAAATAGATGCAAAAGCTAGTAATGGCTTTGCTGTAGCTATGGCTATAGCTCTCTAAATTGTGTTGACAATATAACAAAAAAAAGGTATAATTAGGATAAATCTATGGCACAAGATTTTGAAAGAACATTAAATAGAAATATATCAAATAACGCTGGTTCACCTACTGAACTACGAGCTGCAGCTAATTCTGATGACGC